CATATTCTATTCGTGATGAGTCATTACATGTAGAAGCTATGACTAAATTATTTAGAGAGTTTATTCAGGAAAACATACAGATATGGACAGACGATTTCAAAAAAGAAATCTATCAAATATGTAGAGAAATGGTAAAACTAGAAGACAAGTTTTTAGATTTAGTATTTGAGATGGGAGATATTCAAGGTTTAACTAAAGACGATATGTATAAATATAATAGATACATAGCAGATAGAAGATTATTACAACTTGGTTTAAAACCAAATTATAAACAAAACGAAAATCCTTTACCTTGGCTAGATGAAGTTATGGGAGTAGAACATCAAAACTTTTTTGAAGGAAGAGCTACTACTTATATGAAAGCAGGCTTAAGAGGAAGACATACTAATATTACTTTTGCTGATTTATCAGAAGATAATGAAAGACTTTTTTAGAATTAAATCTAAAGTAGGAATTACTTGTGGTGCATTTGACCTGTTACATGCAGGCCACGTAGTAATGTTTGAAGAGGCTAAGACGGTGTGTGATTATTTAATTGTTGCATTACAGATAGACCCTTCAACTGATAGACCAGATAAAAATAAACCTTTACAAAATATAGTTGAAAGACAGCTACAGTTAAAAGCTGTTAAGTGGATAGATGAAATAGTTGTGTATCATAGAGAACATGAACTAGAAGATATATTTTATACTTTTCCTATTGATATAAGAATTATTGGAGAAGAGTATAAAGATAAACTATTTACAGGTAGACAAATTTGTAAAGATAGAAAGATAGAAATTTATTACAACAAGAGGGGACATAGTTTTAGCACTACAGAATTAAGGAATAGAAATGAAAAAGAAGAAACAGAGGAGTGAAGGGAATCTTATAAGTTTTAAAGTCTTATTAACACCTGACGGCAAGATTGTGTCCGAAGTGTCAGAGTTTCCAGTAGAAAAAGTTGATGAAGTTTTTGCTGCAATGGACAGACAAGTTATAAAAGTTTTACTACAAAGAGCAAAAGCTAAGCTTGAACCTCTACATAATTATTTACAGAGTGAAATTCAGGCTTTATAAGAAAATCGACCTCACAGGATAGCCCAGGTTAAACGAACTGAGGGTAAGTAATACCTTACGTCCAAAAACATACAAAATGCCTTAGAGAGCCTCTCCGTAAGCGAGAGAGCATTTACACTATATTGTGTAGATTTTCACCTCTTTTTCCTTACCTTTTACAAAAATAGGGTTTAATTCTGTATATTGACCCTGATAATTCTTAATTGTCTCTTCACCTATAACTAAATTTTTACCAACAGACTTACATGAAGACTCCAAACGAGCAGCTAAATTTACAGCATCACCTAAACAACTATATTCAAACCTGGAAGCCGACCCCATATTTCCTACACAGACTATGCCTGTATTTATCCCTATACCAATTTCAACTTCTAACTCTGCTTCTTGCATGTCGTGTTGTATTTGAAGAGCTGTTTCAATAGCAAGTTGTTCTTGATTGTCTACATCTAGTGGAGCATTCCATACAGCCATCATCGCATCACCTATATATTTATCTACCATCCCTCCATTCCTTTGGACGGCATCAGCTTGAACAGTCAAAGCTTTATTCATAATCTTTATAACTTCTTCAGGCTCTAACTTTTCTGATAAACTTGTAAAGCCTCTAACATCTGTAAACATAATCGTACATCTTTTTCTTTCACCACCTAACTTTAAAAGCTCTGGATTTTTTTGTAGTCTAGCTACTTGTCTTGGGTCAAGGTAATGCTCAAACTGTTTCTTTATTTGTTGTCGTAATCTATATTGTTGTCTAAATCTTAAATAAAATTGTTGTAATGATAAAAGTGTCATACTTATCATACTCCAGGTAACATCTATAAGATAACCAATAGAAATAAAATAATAACCTAGAGATGCTACACCTGCGAATAAACTAGTAGACAATAGTAGGGATAGGGTCATACCAAAATAATTTATTACAAGAGCAATAAGAAAGCCTGAGAGGCATAATAGAACAAGTTCTACAAACAATCTATAATCTGGTATCTGTGGTGTGTCTAATAAAATAGATTCAGCAAGAGCTGCTTGAATTTTATGAGGCTCTAATAAACCAACAGGAGTTGCTAATTGACTTGATATACCTTTAGCTGTAAATCCTACAAAAACAAACTTACCTTCTACGTCTAAATTATCTAGTGTAGTTTGTGGTGTGTCTACCCAGCTAATCCATTTACGTCCATAACTATCAGTTGGTATAGGTTCTAACCCTCTTACTCTTATCATCTCGATACCATTTTCATTGGTAATTATTTGATAAGTATTACCTCCACCTAATATCTTTAATACTTCAGTTCCAAAAGAAGCTACCCACCCATCTGGTGTTTGTTGTATTAGTGGTATTTGACGAACAAGATTATCTACATCAACAGGTGCAGAAACAGCTCCCTGACTAGAGTTGTCTTTAAGGATGTCTATGTTTTGTAAAAAGCCTTGAGCTTTAGGTAGCTCTATGTCTGGCCCTTTAATTACAGTTCCATGTGTCTTCGGATAGATACCGTTAGGAACTTCAGGCATAGCTATAACACTTGGAGAATAAGATAAAGCTTGTGCAAACTGTGTGTCTCCATCAAGTCTATCTGGATGGGGAAATAACATTACCCACCCAACTCCTATAGCTCCTTCTTGTAGTAACTTAATATGTATATCTGCTAAAGTTTTTCTAGGTAAGGGATAACCCCCTTGACTATCTATATACTCTTCAGTTATATTAAGTATTGTAAAATACCCTGTAGGGTTCGGTACATCTACAAGCCTGTCAAACGTTTTAAGTCTAAGTGTTTCTAATAAAGGTACATTAAATAATAAAGGTACAGCCAATAATATTATTAAAGGCCATGACCACTTCATTTATTTATTTTATATCTTTTATCTGGTGTTCCATCTTTCTTTACAGGCCCAACAAATTTTTTAGTGACCTTTTGGATGCGACATGATTTCATTAACTTATGAAATTCTTTCCACCATTGTTTTATTATTTTCATATTAACTCCCTTGAGTAATTTTTATTACAGAATTTCCACCACCATTTACTACAATCTGTGTACTCTTACCATTTTGTATTAAGATTACTGTATAAGCTCCTGCTTTATCTAAATCTAATTTAACAGTATGTTCTAAGCTTCTGTAAAAAGTTATATATTGGTCAGTTATAAATGTATTAATTTGAGTATCTGAATCATAACCGACCTGAGTACCTGTTAAGTTTATATCTGTTCTTAATAAACTTTCTGTTTCATCTAGTTCATTTATCTCTTCTATTATATCTAGTAAATCTTCTAAAAAATTTACATCTAAATAATTTATATCTAGTTCTGTAAATTCTAAACTATCATCTTGTAGATAATCTATATCCAGGTCGTCAAACTCCAGATAATCAACATCAAGTATGTTGTTACTACTATCTGACATATTCTCTTGATTAACATTGAACTCCTCCTTTGGTGGATTTACAATTAACATATTATCTATTAACTCAGTAGTAATGTCTAACACTACAGGCTTCGCAGGTTTATTTTCAAATGTAGATACAGTAGTTGCTTGATAGGGCTGATTAAGAACAACCTCTCCTATTGCTGTAGCTACTACTATTTCTCCACTAGGTAAGCCGTCATCATCAGGTAATAAAATAATTAAAGACCTTCCAAGCTCATCAATAGTAATAGTAAAATCTGTGCCACGAATACCTACAGTAGCACTTGGAGTTTCTATAAAAATGTTTTCTTTATTTATTGTAGCAAGTTTGCCTGTAATAAACCTGGCAGTTCCACTAGCAAATTGCAAAGCCATCTTAGATTTAGATGGGTCAGGGTCGTATATAAATTCGTCTATAATTAATTCAGAGTTCTCTGTAAGTCTTACTTGGCTATCGTCTAAAAATGTAATTCCTATACGGCCATTAGAAGTCTGAACATTATCAAAACTTTCTATATCAAAAGATAAGGCAGCATCATAAGGTATGTCCCTTACAACCCTGCCATTACCGTTTAATTCTGTTATATTTCCTACACTAGCATCCGACTGCTGTGCCATTGTCGTCTTGGACAATACACACAGTACCAGAATCCCCAGTAGATAATATTTTGAGCCAGTCATTATTTAATGTGCTTAATTGTTGTATATCAAAAGTTCGTGAATTACCATATTGGTCTAAATAAAAGTAACCATTTGCTGCCCCTTGGCCATCAAAGTTTACTGTATTGCTGTCCCCATCAACATCAACGTAGTTTGTAGCACCATCGTAATTAATATCAAAATCAAAAACGTTGCCATCTCCGTTAACAATCCAATCCAAGTCAGTATTACTAGCCATAGCTGTTGTAGCTAAGTCTAATGTAAATGTATTACTGCTTCCTGAAACTTGAACATTAACATCAGAACCATCTGCACCGTAAGTATTATCAGGGTCTACTTGTATTTCAAATGCATTACTGCTTCCGTCAAAGTTAAAATACCCTGTAAAGTTATCAGCTAAGATGTCTCCTAAAAATGAATTAGAACCCCCAATTTGATTTATGTCTAAAAGTAAATTGTCTCCATCTAAATCCAAAGGTGTTAGTTGTCCTGCAACAGAATCTAATCCTCCGATAATGTTTCCATCTCCTCCTAGTTGTTCTAAATCAATATTAGCTGAGTCTCCTGACTGGTCAATATAAATTTCGTTATCAGCCCCTAACGTCAATGATACACTCAGTATCATCGCAAGGGTCATTAATTTCAAATTCTTCATATTCCCAATATCTCCTCTCTATTCCTATTTTTATTATATTTAGTACACCTTGTTCTATGGCCTTTTGTAAAGCTATAGAAGTAGATTCGTTCTCAGCAACACCTCCTTCTATTTCAACTAGCTCAGTACCAGCTTCAATAAAACGGAATACATCCTGAGAAACACTTGTAGATAAAATACTTTTAGAAACAGAAGTCTCTATAAGCACTTCACCTGTAGAAACAGATACCAAACGTAGTGAAATAATAATGGTATCTTCTCTATACTGAGTACTATTACCTATTCCTAAGTATCTAGCTCCCAGACCTCCAGACCTTTGGTTCGCCTCATATGAGATTACCCCACCCTGGAATATTAAGCCTGCAAAAAGCAAGGCTTGCATTTTGTTATCATCCTCAAACTCTTTACGTGTGGTTCTGATAAGTTGTCTTTCTTTTACTAAGTCATCGAGACCTACTCTCTCAACAACTCTAAAGAACTCTCCATTCGCTGAATGCTTTAAAGTTCTAATAAGTATAGCTTCTGGTGCTTGCGTTATTGCTGTGCTAAATAAAGCAAAAGAACTATTACTTCTTCTTTGTCCTGTTAAATCTTTAAAACTATTTGGATATACTGCTACAACTGCTTTTACTTTTGCAGGTCTTAAGTTTTCTAATTCTTCTAGTTGTATGTTTAATGTTTCTGAAGGATTTATTTTTTGTGTTATAAATAAATCGTTATTCTTAGATATTACTGCACAACCACTAAAAGCTAAAATCGCCAATAGGCAACTGAATAGTCGTAATATTTCCATCGCTGTCCGTAACTGTCAAAGTTATTATTCCATCTTCAATACTATATTCGATAGTATTACCCTCTAATTCTAGTATTCCACTTGTACTTGGATTTTCACCAAACAAATTTTCTACAAGCTGTCTAGATAATTGTGCATATATTCTAGATTCTAAGTTTCTTATAAACCTTGCAAGTGTTGTGTTTTCTTTATCTCTTTTTATTTGTTCTTGTATAGCTTTTAGTTCTTCTTTTATAGTCATCTTTCTACTAAACTCTTGATTTTCAATAGTTAAGTAATGTGATGAAGTTCCTATACCACTAAATGAAGGGTTCTTAAATTTATGAACCATTTCATCACCGTGTATATTGTTTACAGCTAATATAGAAAACAAAAATATAACTATTAATGTTCCTACTTCAATCTTTTCTTTGGTCTTTTTTCCCATCTGCCCTCGCTAGTCTATCTACATCTATAGATACTCCCAATGCTGTTCGTACCATAGAGTCAATTCTTATCATATCGTTATCCATTTGTCTTATTCTATCTATTAATGCAACTATCATTCCATGTTGCGTATCTAATTTTTTATGTACATCTGCTATTAAATGATTAAATAATTTCCACACCATCCAACCAGCAGCGACTGCAAAAGCTGCAGGAATACCTACAGTTTCTAATAAATCCATCCATTGATTTGAGTTCATTATTTACCTTTTACTAAACTACCACCAAAATACATACCAATAATAGCTGACACTAAGTTAGTATCTAGTTGTGTAATTACTAAGCCCTGAAAAGTTATCCACTCAAATATTTCTCTACCTTCTTTCAAGAACCAAAAGCCTGGATTCCAATTTGTATATCCAACAGTTACTGATACATCTGGATAATATACAGCAACTAACTTTGGTAAAAGCACAATAGCAAATACTGAAGTCAAAGCTATTATTCTTCTTGTCCAAGCAAATCCTTTATCAGCTTGTCCTGCTTCTATAGATTGCTGTCTAGCTTTCATTTCAAACTCCCCACGTGTAATGAGTAGCTTTTGTTGTTCTGCTTTAGCTTTTCTACTTTCAGCCCAGACACTCATCAGTCCACCTAAAACTGTAGAGGCTAACATAGTTATTATTTCAAACGGAAATCCCATTAGTTTTTTATTACCTGCTCAGCTAAATTTCTAGCTATTTGTGATGCTGCTTCTTTATCTGTAATCCAATCAGTTGTAGAATATATTGAATCATCCATGCTTATTTTAGAACTTTCATATGCTCTTAATAACATATCATCAGTTAGTCTTTCATCATAAGCACCAGCTTCTAATCTAGCCATTCCTCTAAATACTTTTATAGCTTGGTCTGGATTATTTTCAAAATCTATTACACTATCTACATCAACACCTGAAAAGTTAGCAACATTATTTGCATAAGTGTCGGTATCTGTTCTTGAAAATTTGTTTCCTATTTCTCTTAATGTTAATCCGTTATAGTTTTTTCTTAAATTATGAAAATTTGCTCTTGAACCTAATTCAATATCTTTAAACTGAGCAAAAGCTTCTAACTGATAATCTACACCATTAGCTCTTAAACCACCTAAATTACCAGAGTCCATTCCTATAACTCCATGATATTTTGCTACACCGTTATAACCATTAAACGTGGAATTTTCTAAGTTAATAGTTCCCATTGCCATATTTAAAGGATTGTTATTCCTAAAAGCTCTTGGTGGTATTTTTTCTGTAACTTGTCCTCCTTGAGAATACATATATCTGCCAAGGTCTTTCATGCCAGAACGAATTACTCCACCTGTCTGATAGCCTCTTCTATCTTTACCTGGTCCTATTTTACCTTTTGGTGGATTTTTAAAGTAAAGCTCTAACAAATCGTCACCTTTTTCTCCTAGTGATTCATCTATTTCTCTCCCAAACTCTTCTATTGGGTCAAAAGGGTCGACTCCTGTATAACGTTCTACAACATTTCTTGTTCCAATTAAAGGAGTTTTTCTAGTAATGTTTTCAAAAAATCCTCTACCATATACTCCTGACCCTACAAGGTCTCCCATTACTGGACCACCTAAAGTAAGAGTAGCCATTAATGGATTATTATATTCTAAAGCATCTACATATCTTAATGCATATTCTGCTGGCCCTAGTAAACCTACTCTTTGAAATGCTCTAAGATTTTCTTCTGCACTTTTACCTACAAATAAATCAAAAGCTTTACCAGCTAAACTATCATCGTCTAATTCTCTAGCATATTTATCATACTGTTCTTGTCTTTCGTCACTAGCTCTCCAATAGTTTGTTCCTCTAGCAATAGCTGTTGAGCCTGCTACAAAAGCTGCAAACCTTGGAGCAGATATTGTAGGATTGTTTAACGTATCTCTAGCAAAGTTTTTTAAAACAGTATTACTAAAAACTGTAGGGTATCTTAAAAACTGTGTAAATATATCCCACTTAGGATTTGTCATAAATCTTGGAACTTTAGAAAATTCTCTAGATGTAGGAAGAATTACACTTCTAGAAAATCTACCACCAGCCATAGACATTTCTTTTCGCCAAAAGTTTGTGTTTCTGTTTGCTCCTGAGTTTAACCACTTTAAACCTTTTTCAACATCAATACCTAAGTCATATATCTGTTCTTTTAAAAAGTTAGTTCTTTTATATAAATTACCTTTACCAGTCCAAACTCCGTCAAAACCTTCTAATTTTTTTATAATATCTTTATCTTTACCTGTAGTTGATTTAACAAAAGTATCAACATCATCAAATATTTTTACACCAGCTTTTTGTAACATAGATAACTGAATTAAAGATTCTTCAACTATATCTCTACCTGTATTAAAAGCTGCTAGTTCTATAGTTTTTGTCCAAGGTAAAAGAAGATTAGCTTTATAAAACCCTCTGGCTAAAGCATTCATTTTTTTATTTTGTAACACTTCTCCAGTCAACCTATTAAGACGGTCAGACTGAACATCATCAACAGCAATAAAAACTTTATTAGCATCTCTATTTGCTTCTATTTTAGATAAGCCTCTTCTTTCTACTAATAAACTTTTTAAATCTGAGCCTAAAAATTTATGGCCGTTCTCCATTTGATATATGAAATTTTTTATAGAGTTTTTACCACTTGTTCTGCTCGCAGCAATTAATCCTTCTGAAAGTGAAGAAACAGTTGCTAAAGGCAGGTAAGCCATAGCATTAGCAAGCTTAATCCCATCATATGCTCCTTGTATAATTTGATTTTCAAAAAAAGTTACTGCTCCTGATACAGACTCAAAACTACTTATCATTTGTTTTTTATCTCTAGCTGTAAGTCTTCTACCAAATTTTTCCATTAACTCTTTTTCCATTGGTTTAATCCAAGCATCTATAAATTTACTTTGATTAGATGCTTTCATGTCTGCAAAAGTTAAAACTTCTTCTCCTTCTACAGTTGTTCCTTTTTGAACTCTTTTTTGTTTAGTTTTATATTTAATATTTAAACCTTGACCAATACCTTTTGTACCACCTAAAAAAGTTTGTCTAACTTGTATAGCATTAGCAGCATTTAAACCATAAGTAGCTAAATTTTCTATTAAGTCATTACTTAAAAAATCTTCGTATAAATTATCATCTAAATTTTGAAATTTTCTACCGTGTGTTAATAAGTTACTGTGACTAGCATATAAACTATTATTAAGATTTAACATGTCATCAACAATGTTAGCCGTTGCCACTTCATCTAATTCTAAATCTTTAGCTAATTGTTTTACAAACTGACCGTCCCCACCGTTTTCTTTTAAACTACTTCTTATTTTTTCTCTGTCCCAACTTCTAGGAAAATAATTCTTAATAGCTATATCTCCAAAGCCTGCTTTTTTAGCATCTCCAGCTATATCATCTAACCATTTTCTCAATCCTTTTGCTGCAGCTTTTACTTCATCACTCTGACCTCTAAGAGCTGACTTCTTACCTCTTAAAAATCTAAGAATAGCTTGCTCTTGTGCTTCTAACATTACTCCATCAGGAGCTAGGTCTTCCAATATAGCCCACAAACCTTTTCGTTGACCTTCATATTCAAACATGTATTGTCCTCTTCTAGCATTTAGCTGTTCAGGAAAACTCCAGTCTACAGCTTTATTACTTCTTTTACCTATTCCTAGTTGAGAATCATGGTCTAATATCCCTCTCCATATTTTTGCTGACTCTAATCCCATGTCATCATAAACTTTCATTTTACGAGCATTTCCTAGTATTGGAGCAGTTACTATTCTGTCAATAAATTTGTGAAATTTTAATCTAAAATTACCTAAAGGACCTGAAAAGTTTTTAGGTTTATTATTAATTTGTAAAACAGGATTTGTAAAGTTAGACCATTTTTGACCATACCTACCAACAAATCCACCAAATAACGTACCTAAAGCTGCTGAGCCTACAAGTTCTTTAGCTGAAAAAAGAGTCCTCATATTTGTATTTATTTGTAAATTTTGATTGGCATAATTATGTAACCCCATCCAACCACCTGCTTCTGTTGCACCTATTCCTGTAGCAAGTCTAGTAGCTGCTTTAGCTCCTTGTTCTAACGAGCCATCAGCAATAGCTTTTGTAAGCTGTGCGTTTGTAAGTTTTTTTGCATTAGCACTACCTAACATTCTTAAACCATATAAAGCAGTTCCTTTGGCAGCAGTATTTGCAGCTAATGAACCTCCAAAAGTAAAAGGGGTAGTTAAGACAGCAAGTAAAAGAGTAGGGTCAGTTACCATATCAATAGCACCATCTTTAATTAATTCAAGCCATTGACTTGTACTTCCTACATCAGCTCCTTCAAACTTAGTTCTTAAGTAAGCATAATCTAATTTCTGTTGTTCAGTAAAATGTTTAGACTTTGAAGCTCTATATAAACCTTGAGCAAGATTAAATTGTTCGTCTCTTAAATATTCAAATATATCGTTATCTTGTCCAATAGAACCTAAAAATCTTTCAGCTCTCTTTGTGAACTCAGGGTCATTTTCTAAATCATTTAGGTCGTATTTTTCAAAACCTTCAGCTAGGCCTACTCCTTGAGTAAATCCTGGATTGATAAAATTTGTTTTATAACTATATCTTGACATATTACATTTGAGCTAATAATACTTTTACATACTCTTTAGCATATTTTATTACATCTCCTGGTGAAACATATGCATCAGCTTTTGGATTAGTAGTATTAAAATAAGTATCTGAGACTTTGCTTTGAATATTTGCTTGTTTTACTACAAATCTCTTAAAATCTTTATTAGACATTACAGAATAAGGAAGATTTAATTCATCAGATTCCATGTCATCTAATGCATCTAATATATTTTTAACTTGGTTTTTTTGGCCAGAAAAAGTCCATGAAGTCATTAAGTCTTTCCACCAATCACCTGATATTGATTTTTGTTTTCCTTCTAATATATCTCTCATTGCTTGTACATTAAAGTCATCAGGACTAGCATTAGGAACTGGGCCTGGTGCTGTTGGACCTGGGGCAGGTGTAGGTGCTGGAGTAGGTGCAGGTGTAGGTGCTGGAGTAGGTGCAGGTGTCGGTGCAGGGCCTGGTGCTGGTGTCGGTGCAGGGCCTGGTGCTGGTGTCGGTGCAGGGCCTGGTGC